CCCGGCGCAAGCTGGAGGAGGGCCGCTACCGTAACATCGTGGCGGCATGCGTTTGTACGCAGGTGGTTGAACGTGCCTTGTTCGGGCGGTACAGCTACGCGCTCCGCCGGTCTTTCGGGTCAGGCACCAGCTCGGCGATTGGAATCGGTTTCACCGACACCATGAACAACGAGTTCGGCCACTACGTTGGTGAGTGGATGAAGGTCTTCGGGCCTCCCATCACCTTCGACGTGTCCGGTTGGGACCGATCTCTCTCCCTCGAGGCCCTTCGCATGGGCGCGTATTGCGCCTGGCTCAAGATGGCCGACCGCGACGACCACCTCTGGTGGCTTGGCGCGATGGACGTCTGGGCTGTGACTGCGGCCTGCTCCTTTTACCACCTGCCTGATGGCACATTGTGGCGTAAGGAGTATGAGGGGATGATGCCCTCCGGTTCCTATGGGACCTCAACTTTCAACACCACGATCCGGGCCTTTGTCTCGGCCCTCTGTGGTACCCGCTGTATCGCGAACGGCGACGACACCGTCGAGTTCCTTCCGGAGGGTTCCACCATGGAGGAGGTGGTGGCGCGGTACGAGAGCATGGGCTTTCGACTGCGGGACGTGCAGGAGGAGAGCATGGATGCTTTCTCCTTCTGTTCGCACGGATATCGACTGGAAAATGGCCTTTGGAAGGCCACCCTCGAATCGTGGCCGAAGATGGTCTACGCGTACTTTGTGCGCGGGGCCAAGGATGACGCCCGCCGTGCAATTCTCCTGGAGGTGAGGAACAACTCGGAGCTTCCCCGTATTGGTGCCGCGGTTATGGCACCCACCCTCAGCCCCATCCCCGAGGACAATGCCCCGCAAGAACAGGAGCCGCCAGCGCAAGAAAGCGCGAAAAGCGGCAACGCGAGTCGGGGCCTTCGGCTCCATTGATGGGCTCACAGCAGCCCACCTCTCCGTGCTTTACCGCCACAAGCCCGTCTTTACGGGCCGTGATGGCGGCATGACCCTGTGCCATGTTGAGCCCATTTATGAGCTCATCGGCAAGACTGGTACGAGCGTTGACTCTATTGAGATCTCGCCTGCCATGAACGAGGCCCCCTACCTCCAGCGCATGTGCACGATGTTTGAGCTGAGCCACGTGGGCCGGATGAGGTTCATTTATGTTCCCATGTCCGGCACGTCGGTGCAGGGAGGAGTCACCCTTTCTTTCGACCGGGACGTCACTGACGACCCGGCCGTGAGTCAGCTGGCTGCTCTCCAGCGCCAAAACTCCGTTCTGTCGACGTTGTACTCCCCTGCCGAGCTGTTTCTTTCATCGGAGCAGTTCCGGGAGTTGCAAGCGTCGTTCAACGACCAGAACAACCCCTATGACCCCCGTCTTGCGACGTACGGCCGCCTCGACATTCTCATGTCAGGCGTCGAAGCGTCCCAGGAAGGTCTCGCCCTTGGCGTCATTCTGATGGCCTACGAGATTGACCTGATGATGGCCGAGCTCATAGGGGCGCCCAAGCCCCCTCCGTCTGGTGACTCCGGGACTTGCATCATGCGAATCATCGCTGATGCGACCCTCAGTCCTGAGGAAACCTACATGACGAAGGCGAACTTGCTGTCCATCCTCGGAAACGATGGGTCGGGCAACATTTCGGACATGACCTTTGCAGAAGTGCTGGGGGAGTCCGTCGGCTTTGCGGCGCTTGCCTTCAAGGAGTTCAGCGACCTTGACGGGCAAGGCTGGGCAGATCTTCTGACCAGCATCAAGTCCGATCTCCCCGCGGGATCCTACCTCTTTGACTCCATTGGAGCCTTGGAGATTCAGGAAGCCGGGGAGTACGTCTTTCACCTCGTCACCCGCGGGTACGCGATCGCCAGTGGGGGTTTCAGTAACTCCCTGCGAATGCGCGTGCGCGATGCGAGTGGCGCGATCAGTGCTACGTACTTTGGAGACGACTTCTTCGAAGGTGTGAGCAACCCCTCGGTCAACGAGTACTATGACTCGGTGTCCACGTTCCATTTCTATGGACAGCCTGGGGACGCGCTCACTTTCGACGTGGGCGG